GCACCCCGTGGCAGACCGAGGTGCTGGGCGAGCGCACCCGCTGGACGCGGGACATCATGCTGCGCAGCCGGGTCGAGGACACGCCGCGCGTCACCGCCATCACCCAGTATGCCAGCCACACCGATCCCAACCTGCGGGAGTGGCAGGCGGCGATGATCATCGACACCGACTATGGGGCCGTCGCGCTGCGCACGGCGCGCCTGCCGGGCACCGTGCCGGACCTGCCGCCGCGTCGCCTGCCGGGCCAGGAGGCGGACCTGCTGGGGGTGGTCGGGAGCGGTCCCACGCAGCTCTTCATGCGGCCCGCCGATCTGACCCAGGGGCCCCGGGCCAACGTCGACAATTTCGTCATCCGGCGGGTCAACGCGGGAGAGTATTGATGGCCGCGCGCGTCACCGCCGAGCGGTCCGTCGCCGTGCCGGGCCGGGCACCCATGCCTGTCCGCCAGCCCGCCCGGCGTCGTGTGACCGCCCCACGGGAGACGCCGTCCAGACCCCTTCCCAGGCGTGCCGTGGAGGCGCGCGAATCCACGCCAGGTCCAACGCGCTACACGGTCGTCCACGCGCCGCCGGGCGGAGAGGTTCAGGTCCAGCCGCCGCCCCGGTTCGCCACCGTGCCCGGGCGGCTGACGCCGATGCCGCTCGAGCCGATCGAGCGGGCGGAGACCTGGGTCATCCCGGACCGGTTCGCCGTCGTCCCGGGCCGGGCCGAGCCCATGCCGCTGGCTCCGGCGGAGCGGGGTATCGTGGTGCCGGTGGCGGGGGCGATCGAGGTCGGGATCATAGCGGCGGGCGGCACCAGCCTGACGATGGTCCCGGCGGATCTGACGATCGGCCCGCGCACCGATATCACCGAGTTCACGATCGTTTCGCTAAACGCGGGGAGCTACTGACATGAGCGGCACACTCGCACCGGCATCACCGACGGCGGCCTGGGTCGATGAGACCGGTATTTCCGCGCCGACGTTCAACGAGATCCGGGACTACCTGGTCGGGCAGTTCCAGGTGATCTACGGTGACGATATCGTCACGACACCGGACACCCAGGACGGCCAGCTCATCGGGGTGTTCGCGCTGGCGCTGGCCGACGTCAACGCCGCCTGCATCCGGGTCTACAATCAGTTCAGCCCGAGCACCTCCCAGGGGGTGGGGCTCAGCTCGATGGTCAAGATCAACGGCATGCTGCGGGCGCTGCCGTCGCACTCCTCCGTGCTGCTGACACTCGTCGGCGAGGCCGGGCGGGAGATCGTCAACGGCGCGGCGATGAGCGAGGGCACCTCGAACAAGTGGATCCTGCCGCCGTCCGTGGTGTTCCCGCCGAGCGGCCTGATCGAGGTGACCGCGATCGCGGAGAACCCCGGCGACATCATGGCGCTGCCGCACACCGTCACCCGCATCGCCACCGTCACGCTGGGCTGGCAGACGGTGACCAACAACCTCCCCGCCGTGACCGGCGCGCCGGTCGAGAGCGACGCCGCGCTGCGGCTCCGACAGTCACAGTCCACGGCGATGCCGTCGCTCACGGTGCTGGGCGGCATCACGGGCGCGGTGCTGGCGCTCAGCGGCGTGACCGCCTGCAAGCCTTACGAGAACGACACGAACGTGGTGCAGGTGGACACCACGCTGCCGCCGCACTCGATCGCCATGGTGGTCGTCGGCGGCGACGCCCAGGAGATCTGCCAGACCATCCTGATGCACAAGACGCCGGGGTGTTTCACATACGGAACGGTTCGGGAGACCGTCTACGACAACTACCTGCTGCCGCATGACATCGGGTTTTTCATTCCGACCCCGGTCACGATCAAGGTGAACATCTCGATCAAGGTCAACATGGGATACACCTCGAGGATCGGCGCGATGATCAGCCAGAGCGTGGTCGACTACATCGAAAGCCTGGGATCCGGCGAGTCGATCATCTGGTCGAAGCTGTGGCTCCCGGCCAACCTGTGCGACCAGCAGGGCACCGCGCTGTCGATCGCGGGCGACAGCTACGATATCGTCGCGCTGACCGTGGCGAAGGACGCGGGCGCGTTCGGCGTGGTCAACATCCCGCTCAGCATCTTCGAGATCGCGACCTGCGTCGTCACCGACGTGATCGTGACCGTCGCGCCATGAGGTTCGAGAGCTACATCGCGCTGATCCCGAGCTGGAACAGCACCCGGCCCAGGTTCGTCAACACCGTGGCCACGCTGATCCGACCGATCACCGATGCCTTCGCCATGCTGGAAAAGCTCACCGATGATTTCGATCTCGATACGGCTGTCGGGGTCCAGCTCGACATGGTGGGCCAGTGGCTGGGCCGGGATCGCTACATCGACCTGCCGGTCACGGGGGTGTTCTTTTCCTTCGACGACGGCGATGGGCCCAGGACGGGCTTCGACGAGGGCACGTGGCAAGGGCTCTACGATGCCCGGGACTCCATCAAGGCGCTCGACGACGACACCTACCGGAAGGTGCTCAAGCTCCAGGCGATCGCCAACCAGTGGAAGGGCACCATCCCGGAGATCATCGAGCAGTTCAACAACGTATTCCCCGGCGTGGTCATGGACGATCGCGGCGACAAGCCGGGCGAGGTCATGTCCTGCCACGTGCTCATCCCCGGGCCGGAGATCACCACGGTGTTGCTCGCCGTGCTCGAGCAGGACTTCCCGATCAAGGCGTCGGGCGTTCGTTACACTTTCATTGAGACCACGGTGACCACCGAGCCGCTGTTCGGCTTCGACATCAACAATGTCGTCATCGCGGGCTTCGACGAAGGTGCCTGGGGGAAAATCATTTACACAAAGTAGGGCGGGCACATGGCAAACGAGTTTCAAACATTCGCCGGAGATCCAGCGGCGAACGTGATGCCGCTGAACGACTACACGGCTCCGGCGTTCACCACGCGGCTGGTCGGTTTCGTAGCCGGAACGGCTTTGTCGGCGGAGCTGAACCGCGTCTGGCGTCAGTCGAGCCTGATCTCGAGCATGATCGGTCAGTTCGTATTCGATACGACCGCGCTGAACATGTTGGACGACGGCACTCCGGCGGGCATGGCGGCGCTTCAGTTCAACTTCACCGAAGCGATCCGCACCATCGTCGGGGGCATGGTCAATACCGGCGCGTTCCTACCTTTGGTCGGAGGAACTCTTTCCGGCCCGTTAACGATCCAGGCGAGTCCGCTGCGCATCGACGCTCCCGCCGGGCAGTGGGCCACGCAGGTGATGACCCGGACACCGGGCATGGGCGCGCAGCTCCTCGTGGGAAACCCCGGGGACATCTGGCGCTGGGACATGGTCATCGCCACCAACGAGCCCGAGACCGGCGGCAACGCCGGGTCCAATTTCGCCATCAGCCGGTTCAATGACGCGGGCGGGTATCTCGGCACGCCGATCCAGATCAACCGCGCGACCGGCGTGGTCACGTTCGAGCAGCCGCCGCTCTACGCCGGAGGGCCGCTGCCCTATCTTCCGCTCAGCGGTGGGGTCGTCAACGGCCCGGTTGGTATCATAGGTAACGGTATCGCGTATCATTCGTTCGGCGGCAACTACCACGCCTTCAACTGGGACGGCACGGCGGGCGCGGTCAATGCTTACGTCGACGGCACCTGGGTCGGCACCATCGCCACGCGCGGCTGGTCCGAAGGGCGTCTGGGCGCGTATCTTCCTCTCGCGGGCGGAACGATCACCGGGAACCTCGGCGTCAACGGGATGCACTGGGGCACCCAGGCGGGCTTTAGCTCCACGGTTTATTTCGGCAACGCATCAGACTTCGCGCTTTATAGTTACGTCGGTAACGGTGTCGGCTATCGCGTGTTTCAGTGGGCGGGCAACTGGTCCGACGTCTGGGACACCTCGAACGGCAACCGCTGGTGGGGCACCTACAACGGACGCGCCATGGGCCTGACCGGCAACGCTGACCTGTGGGTGTCGGGCACGCTCAATGCCTACGGTGCGCGGCTGCTCTCGGTGGGCGCTGGTGTCGCGCCCACGGTGGTCGCGTGGTATCAGGACGGCGGCAACGCCAAGGGCTTCTACGTCGACGGCAGCGCGATGCACTTCGGCCAGTTCGACGGCTCCGGCAACCTGGGCAGCTCGCAGGCCTATCTTCACAATGACGGAACGTTCCATTGTCACGGTCCCATCAACTCTGGCGTGAGCTTCTGGACGAACGGGACCGTGTCGGCGAATGGGCAGATCTGGTCCGGCACGGGCATCTCGACGGCGGGGCAGATGCAATCCAGCGGATGGGGCGTGTCGTCGACCGGCTTCTACACGAACGGCCCAGGAGGGGTCGTCTCGGACACCAACGTTCGCGCGGGCGGCGAGGTCAGTTCCAACGGCAACATCGTTTCAGACAACGGCCATGTCTACGCGGCGAACGCGCAGAACGGCGCTATCCTGACCACCATCGGCGTCATCTACCGGCGGCTCGCCGGTCAGCAGATCGCGTTCCGTTGGGACGGGCGCGCCTTCTTCGCCTGGATCGATGGCGGCGAGAAGGCCCTCATCACGGGCAATAATGATCGGCGCGTCAACGACATGCGCATGGAGGATCGGTGGCTGGCGTGGACCGACAGCGACGGATCCACCTGGTATGCCGACACGTTCCGTTCCGATGCCCGGTTCAAGGAAAACATCGCACCCGCCGGGCCGATCGACAGCCTGGCCCTGGTGGGTGCCACCAGCCTCTGGGCCTATAACTGGATCGGCTACGACCTGCCCCGGACGGAGCTGGGCTTCGTCGCCGAAGAACTGGAAAAGA